GCCTCGTCCGTTGACGAAGTTTGCGTCCGAGGAGCTGCTCCTTCGACCCTTGCATAAGACGATTTATAATCATCTTAGCAAGAGTCGTTGGTTGGCTCGCGGTGACGTGACGGATGAGATGCTTTCCAAGGCCGGGTTCAACGATGACGGCATCCTTACCTCCGGTGACTACGCTTCGGCGACCGACAATTTGTCGATCGAGGTTGCGGAGGTCATGGTTGAGGCGATGATGTCAACGTCGTCCATCGTCCCACAGTCTGTTCGTTCTCGCGCTTCCGAAATTCTCAGGCCATTTTTGTACTGGCTTGAGGACGACGGATTTGGCGGGAAGAGCCGACGCGATGTGGGGGTGCCTCGTATTGGTCAGATGATGGGCTCTTATCTCTCTTTCCCTCTTCTTTGCATGCAAAATCGGATGGCCTTTTTGTGGTCACTCCGGTCTTGCGGGCTTAGCTGGAAGGAGACGGTTCGAGTCCCTTGTCTGATCAACGGCGATGACATATTGTTCCAATCCTCCTCGGAGGTCTCGGACCGGTGGATGTCGATTGTCGGTGGACTTGGTCTTGAAGTCGAGCGGACAAAGACAAGCGTAGACGTTGAGTACGGTTCTTTGAACAGTACTCTGTTGCGTCGTGTTGGTGGCTACCTTCGGGTCGTGCCAACACTTCGTTTTGGACGTCTTCGCGAGTCAGAGTTCGTGACTTCTCTTGGTCGTGAGTTCTCCCTTTTTCTTGCAGGCGTTTCCAGCAATATCCGCTTCAGGGCGGGTATGGTCTGGTTCCGTAAGAAGATAGGCTCTTTGAGGTCAACTAGATTGACTCTACATGAGCTTGGCTTCCGAGGGACGCTGGCGTTGAGACTGGGGCGACTCTTCGGTCTCGCTTGTTGGGCGAGAGAGGATGTTGTTCCACCACCGGCTCCGGTGGGCCATAACGTTGTTCTCCATCCGGATGATTTCGTTAGGGTTCCCGAGGCGCAGACGACGGAGGAAGTGAGGCTGATTTCTGCTCTAGAGGGGGCTTCTTGGAAGTTTCAACTAGAGTGGAAATGGCAGAAGGACAGGGACGTACTTCGGTACTGTCTTGCCCTCTCTTCCATTCGGCCCACGAGACCCCGTTGTGGTGGGATCAATACCTTGTCTTTTGCCGCTTCACAGTGGCAGGGGAGGAGGTTGACAAATGAAAGGAGTCAGCAGAAAGCGTCCGAGGAGCGGGCGTTTCGTGAAAAGAGAGTGGTGGGTGAACGGACCGTTGCCGTTCCCGTTCGTGTTCTGGGTCTCCAGGACACGATGATTCGGGACAACGAATTCCCTCCGGCATACAGTGAGGCTGGTCAAAGCGCCAGGCGCGATTCTGTCGTCGGGCCCGGTTTAGCCGGGCGCTATTACGAGAAGAAGGAGTGAACGGACGTAGCATTAGCTACCCAAGGATGGCACATACTGTGCGGGACTACAGTTAGTAGGGCGGACACTCGGGGAAGGCTCCCACCACCTGCGAGGTGAATGGGTCGACCGATTGCGGGTCCGGTGCGACTGGTGTAGCGGATTGCTGCCGATAATGAATTCGACGTTTCCCGAAAGGAAATGCAACCTTGGCGGGTTATAAGGAAAGGTAGTAATTAGGAAACGAGCGGTCCCTACTGACGGCGACGTCAGAGGGTTGCACTGCTGGACTTGTGTCTCTAGGGGCACGAAGCGGAGTGGGGGTGCGTCAGTAATGGCGTTTCCGACGCTCCGTGAGCCAAGCTGCGAAGCCTGTAGTTCCAATCAGTACTGTTGCCTAGGGCGGCGACGTGATGCGGTGAGGCGGGATTAATTCCGCGGCCACGAAATCAATTGTGTGGTGCACTCCTCCTTCGGGAGAGCAGGACGTAGGCGTGTTGTAGGACACCCGAACCT